GCAACACAATTTAACCCACCTAACTTGTTGATTTAATTAAGAAAAATTAATAGTTGACTTTATCTTATATATAGTTTAGACTATGGGGTGGAAGTGGGGATTTAACTTCCAACGTTCTTTAACAATTTACACGGAGAAAAAAATGAAATTAGAAAAACTTTTAGGCGAAGTGTTTAGCGTAAACAACTCTGAAAAAAAGAGGTCTGAAAAAAATCAAAATGCTTATGACCGATACCACGCAAAAAGAATAGCTAAAAAGCTCAATATTACAATAGAGGTTACTCGTGATCCATGCGGTTGGTGTGCATGGATTTTGGCAGACGAGCTTGAAGGTGACGGTCAATTTGTTACTAGCTGGGAAGAGGCCCACTATAATTTACAGAGTGTTGAAATTATGAGAAAGGAAAAATAATCAAAGGGGCTTCGGCCCCTTTTTTTTATTCCTTATTCGCTTTCAAATATTCTGAAGCGCGAGCCGTGATCCGTGGATCGTCTTTCAGTAGCCCTATGGCGTGGTTGCACGGACGGCAGAGCAGTCCTCGAACCTTGCCGGTTGAGTGATCGTGGTCTACTGCCATGCGGTAGACGAGTTGCGCTTGGTGTATCCCGCAGATCGCGCATTGGTAGTTTTGATTTTTGAGCATCGCTTTAAAGTCCTCGAAGGTGATGCCGTACTTGAGAACGAGTTTGCTGTCCTCGACGTTCTTATGGATTTTGTTTCGAGGGGCAAAGGCGGGGCACTCACGGGCCATGTAATTTTTCTTAATCGAACGGCCTTGTTGCTCGTGTGTTCTCCCGCAGTGTTTACATCGACCGATCCACTTCGAGGGTTGTCCGAGGGCAAAGACAACAACGTGATCGTTCTCTTGCCAGAGTAAATCTATGCGTGGCTTACGACTTCTTGTTTCGTGGGCCGATGACTGATTCGGGGTTGACATCGATTAAGCTGTTGGTTTTCTTGTCGTACACTTGGATTTGTTGCTGAACGTTTTTTAATTCTATATCGCAAAAGTTAATCAACTCCATTCCCTTTTTGTACAAGGCTAAGGCTTCGGATAGAGGTAGATCGTCCTCTTCCATTCGGGTAACACACCCCTCCAGTTCTTTTAAATTTGCTTCGAACGGTTTTTGTTTACTCATGTACTTTGCTCAAGGGGCAATGAACGTGCGCTTTTCTCTCCGCCCCGACATCAGCACTGGCAAGGGCGAAACTGGCAGTAAAAAGAAACAAAGCCAGTAATAACAACGTCATCTTCTTCATTGCGGTTACTTATTAAATAAATAATCAGCCAAACCCGCCAGTAAACCCGCAAGGATTGGAATTAATGTAGAGTAAAACTTAGTGCTTTTAGGATTATTGCTTTTCATGAAACGCTCCGTAAGTAATAGAATACTAGAGTATAAAAAGATTTATATTAAAATGTCAACTTTATTTAAAAGGAACCCTGACTATGGCAAACGAAACAGAAAATTCTTTATATTTCAAAGAGGTAGTGTACATCGAATGGACAGACGCTGTTGCCGTAGCTGATTGGGAAACAGTAGAGGAAGCTTCTTTGTTTGAGTGCAAAACTTTTGGATTTTTAGTATCGGAGAACGATAAGGCTATTTGTGTCGCGGCGGTGGTGTCGGACTCAGATAAACAATCCAATGCAAAGATTCACATACCTAAAGCGTGGTGTGACAAAATAGTTAGAATGCCTTTGTACGACTTGATTAACGAGTCTGCTGTTGACCCTGAGATATTTAAACTAAGTCATGGCGGAACAATTTAATGTAACGGTTCGTCATCAGGGTCTTTATAAACCCCTTGTAACTTATCTACATTTTCAGATGCCGCAGACAGACAAGAAGCCAGTATGCCTAACGCTTGGCCCGAGGTCCGTGATCCGATAAACAATTGCGTAAGCATTTGTGTCAACGATCCGGCAACTGCGGCGGTCTGGGAAATACCCGACAGATTTAAAGTTTTTAACAATTCTGCGGTTTCGCTTGCCGCGAAAAAGAATTCTTTTTCTTCATCGGACAAGTCCTCATCAAAATCCTCTAGATCCATTGTCGCTTGAAGTTTTCTTAGTTGGTTGCCAGTTATCTACTTCAGCATACCATTTTCCTGACTTAGCTTCACAAACTTGAACGTTTATCCAATCACTTTCTTTTTGCTCTAACCATCGGATCACATCGGCTCGTTTGATACTCAGATTACATTTAATCCAATCGGGGGCCGTGTCCCGTGGTTTCTTAGCCCGTGTCCCGTGGTTTCTTAGCGATGAGGCCATCGACAAATTCTTTAGCGGGTTTTTCTTGTGAGGCATTAGCTTGTAGATCTTGTATGTCTTGCACGTTGTTTTTCCTTTTTATTTTAATCGAGTAAGAAAAGGTGTGACTGCAACTGGATTTTTTGCACAGTACGCAGGGTCACCTTGACCGGATTGAATAAGAAACGTGGTTTCTGGCGGTATTCGGTCGTTTGTAACAGACTGACCTATGGGACATGAACATGAAGCAATGACTGTTCCATTAGCATAACCTGTTATTTCGCACGACATTGAAAAACAATTAACCGACTGATGTCCTAATTTTAAATCAGCAGAGCACTCTTGGACTTTGGTTCTGCGGTCGTGCCAATCTGCAATTTCTTGTGGAAGGTAACGTTTGTAGCTGAACAAACTCCAGACTTGAGTCTCGTCTAATCGATCACAAGACCCTTGCATATTGCCCCCATCCACATCAGCTAAAGAATTGCCGTTAATTACAGGGCATTCGCAAACTGCTTCAGGATAAACTTTTCCTTTAATGGTAATAGTGTTACCCGTAGGCGTACACGTCGAGGCCGCACATAAAGCAAAATCTCCCGTGCATTTTTCTAACCCTTCAGGAATAGTTTGTGCGTGAGCCGTGGTCACAAACAAAAACAAACACAAAGTTAGTAAATTTTTTTTCATATCAACACCTCATAAAAAAAACCCTTAGTCAGGGGAAATGACTAAGGGCTTTAGCACTACACGGAGAACAAAAGGAAAACAGATCCTGATGTCAGGTTAATTTTATCTAAAAACAAAAAGTACTGCAACGACATTACACACTGTATGGGCCGTGCCAACGTATTTGTAACCGCTGTTGGTCATAACTCCTTCGCACTTCAACAACTTTCCTGCGAACGCGCTTAGTGGCAGTGTAATTAGTAATACCGCTATGATTTTCTTTAACATAACTCCTCCTTTAATTATCGAAACGATCATCCTCATCACGAGGTTTGTACTTCTGAACAAAATCATCAAAGATAACCCGCAACTGACCGCTGATTGTTCGGCCCTCGGCCTTAGACATCTCTTTAATCACGAGATAAATCTCTCTAGGCACTAATACGCTTTTCCATTTGTTTGTATCCATAACACTTCCTTTAGGTTTACATGGGATTATATGCGAATATATGAGACCGTGCAACTATCTTGACAAGAAAACGCAAAGTTAAGACAATTCGAGGACGTTCATCCAATCGGACGGAAGTAGACTACTCAGTCGAAGGAACGCACCTAACTTTAAATAGGAGGGTGTTATGACTATTTGGACTCAATATCGCAGACAACAAGAACGTGAAGACTATAAAAAGTCTAGCGCGATCAAGAAGCTTGTGTGGATGCGCGTCTTACAAATCTATAGTTAAAAAAAACCCCGACGTAATGTCGGGGCAAAACAACTCGGAGGAGTGAAACAGCAATTACTTTGCCTCGCCCCAACTAGGCCCGATTTCAATATCGCACTTATTTGGAACTTGCAAGGGCACTGCTTTAGTCATTATATCAGCAATATATTTCGCTTGCTCTTTGTCTTTGACAGACATGGCGATCTCATCATGAATCTGGGTTAAAGGAACTAGGCCCTCTTTATACAAATCCACCATTGCTTTTTTGGTCATGTCTGCCGCTGACGCTTGGATTAGACGGTTCAAGGCTTTGTATGTGTAAGCCCTTTTAAGCCTCGTGGTGGCTCCGTATTCTTGAACAGCCTCTTGGTAAGGCAAGGCTTTGTTCATGGCAAAGGTGTCCGGTTCCCATCGGTCAAAACGGCATTTACGACCCAGTATCGAACGGATAGAACCCGACGATGCTTTATCGTTTAAACGGTTCATAACACCGTTCATCAAACCCTTAACAAAAGGTACACGCTTGTGATACTGACCAATCAACTCTTTAGCATCATCCATTGAAATGTCCAACTGCTCCGATAGCTTTCCAACCCCCATTCCGTACATCATGCCAAGGTTAATTACTTTAGCTTGCTTCCTCGGTATGTTAGCCATTTCCGCCACCATTGTGTGGAAGTCTGTGCTAGGATCTTCGTTGTACGCTTCTACAAAATCTAATGCACCCTCCAATGGCAAATTACGACTCTCACCATAAACATGAGCATAGTGGACCAAGATCCGTGGTTCCTGTTGCGAGAAGTCTATTGCCGCCCACTGCTCTCCCTCTTCTGGCAAAAACAAAGAACGTATCATTGGCCCAATCTCAGGGTCCCTTGCGGGAATTTGCTGGAGGTTTGGGCTATTCATACTTAAACGACCGGATACTGTGCCGCCGTCATCTGACCTTATTTGGTTGATGTGACTATGGATTCTACCGTCAGCGTGGCAGTGTTTCATGATTGTGTTGAGGAAAGTGCCGGTGGTCTTATTCAGGTTCCTAGCCTCAACGATGAGTTGCGCGAGAGGGTGGGGGTTCTCTTGGAGGAAAAGTTTAGTGAAGCTCGGTGCGCCCTTTTCCGTCTTTGGATATTGGAGGCCGACTTTGTCGAACGCTTTTACAAGAGATTGAGCCGCCCAGATTTCAACGTCACGACCGGCAATCTTCTTGATCTCTTTCATGACTTCCCGTTCCCGCTTAACAAGACTGTTCCGAGTTTTCTCAACCCTATCTTGATCGATCCTGACCCCACGCCAAGTCATTTCGATAAGACATGGGAGAAGTTCCAGTTCAAGATTAGCGATGCCCCAGAGGTCTTCTTTTCCAAGTTGAATGCTGAAATAATTCCAGAGCTCAAGAGCGAGTTCAGCGTCCGCCTCACCGTAAGCACCGACATGCATTGCGGGAAGCTTCCACATCTCAGCTTTAGGATCAACGCCGAAACTTCTAGCGGCTTCGACTAAACCTTTTTCTGATTTAGTTTTGCCTAACAAGTCATAAGACAAGGCATTCAAACTGTAGCTATATCGGTTCTCATCTAATAAAGACGCAATCAACATTGTGTCGATTATTCTTCCTTTGAGATCAAAACCCATACGTTTAATCCACCCCGCATCGTATTGAGCGTTGTGCATAATTTTATCGGCAGGACATTCGAAGACTTTTTTCAGCCACTTGTTGACAATCTTTTCGTCTAAATTACCCCCACCAAGATGGCGAATCGGGATATACCCTGACCATCCATCTACGGCTACGGCATAGCCTACAACCTCCCCGTTTCCTGTAGCCCATCCTGGGCCATTGGTTTTAATATCGGGGTCTCTCGTTTCTACGTCGATAGCAATTTTTTTTGCGGTTGTGATGTCTGGCAATTCCATCGGGGGTATCCATTCGCTTTTTGGAGCGAACATCGCCATCTGCAAGTTTCCCGCCATACAAACCTCTCTTTACTTTTTGTCCTTTGGGGAGAATTCCCCTCCAAGGGCCGTGTATCCGGCCTTGTCGATCCACGAGTCTTCGTGGTCGAGGGTGTTTAAAAGACGGGCCGTCTTGACCCAATCCATCATGAGCGCCACGTGAGATGCTGTAACCCTCCCGTGACTTTCAAATGCTGACTTTGCTATTACGTTCCATCCTATAGCTATTTTATCGTGATTTTGATAAGCGTCACCATAATCTTTTGCTCGATCACCCTTGATCAAATCGTCTGCTTTTTT